AAGATGTAGTTACTAACTTTGATGTTAATAACATTAGTGATGATGCTGTAAAGCAAGAAGCTACTGTTGTTGTACAGAAGGTTGGTAACTTACAAATTATCATAGAAGCTTTAGACTTCGCAAGTCGTACTCATCGAGCTAACTTAGAAGAGTTACTTAAGAGTAGAGATGAAGCTATTGTCGAGCCAGAGCCAGAGGTAATGGAGGACAAAACAGACGACAATAAATAACCATTAGTGAGGGCTAATATGGAAAACAAAACTTGGCATAAATTAAAACAACCTTGTCCGCTATGCACTAGCAGTGATGCAGTAGGAATCAACGAAGATGGTTCAGCAAAGTGTTTCAGTTGTGGAGAATTTATGCCTAACTATAATAATTCATGTGAAGGAAAAGATATGGAACAGACAACAACAAATCAAACAGCGTTTAAACAACCTGATACTATAGACACAGGTACTTTCTCTGCTCTAACTGATAGGCGTATCTCTCAAGAGACAGCCAAGAAGTACAGCGTTAAGGTAGTGCATGACTTACAGGGTAAGGTTACTAAACATATGTATCCTTATTATAATGGACTAGAACTTTCTGCTACTAAAGTTAGAAACGTAGGCAACAAAGATTTCTTTGTGAATGGTTCTTATAATGATACAGGATTGTTTGGTCAACAGTTGTTTAAGGGTGGCAAGTATGTCACCATAACCGAAGGGGAGTGTGATGCTATGGCGGCTTACGAACTACTAGGTAGTAAGTGGGCAGTCGTATCTATAAAGCGTGGAGCACAGGGTGCAGTCCGAGACATCAAGGATAGTTTAGAATTCTTTGATGACTTTGAAAACGTTATCATATCTTTTGATAGTGATAAGGCAGGTAAGGAAGCGGCTATTAAAGTTGCGAGACTGTTTAAACCTGGCAAGGCTAGGATACTCACACTTCCTAATGGCTTCAAAGACCCTAACGATATGCTTCGTGATAACAAACATAAAGATTTTGTTGAAGCATGGTGGGCTTCTAAGGTATACACACCTTCAGGAGTTATCAATGTATCGGAACAACGAGAGAAGTTTCATAACCGAGAGAAGAAACCAAGCGTCCCTTATCCTTATGAAGGATTAAACAAAAAGCTTTATGGCTTAAGACAGGGAGAGCTTGTAACTTTGACAGGTGGTACAGGACTTGGTAAGTCTAGTGTGACTAGAGAACTAGAACATCATCTTATTAAAAGTACTACAGACAACGTAGGTATCATAGCATTGGAAGAAGATTGGAGACGTACCATTGATGGTATACTTTCTATTGAAGCTAATGCAAGATTGTATGTTGATGAAGAACGTGAGAAGTTTTCTAAAGAAGAACTAGATAGTATGTTCGATATGCTATACGATGGCGATAACCGAAACAGAGTATGGGTACATTCCCACTTCGGAACCAACGACATTGACGACATCTTTACTAAGCTACGCTTTATGATTATCGGTTGTGATTGCAGGTGGGTGGTCGTTGACCATCTACATATGTTAGTTAGTGCCGTCCATGATGGTGATGAGAGACGAGCTATTGATACGATTATGACTAGACTAAGAAGTTTAGTTGAAGAGACTGGTGCAGGTATTATTCTTGTATCACATCTAAGACGTGTTGATGGTAACAAAGGACATGAGAATGGAATTGAAGTAAGTCTCTCTCATCTACGTGGTTCAAACAGTATCGGACAATTGTCTGATTGTGTGATTGCTCTTGAAAGGAATCAACAATCCGATGACCCCGAAGAAGCTAGGACTACAAGACTTCGTGTACTTAAATCAAGATACACTGGTGATGTAGGACTTGCGGCTAGAGTTGTCTATGATAAAGATACAGGTAGATTAACAGAACTAACAGACGAGGACATTGAGTTTGACCCGTCCGCTGATGAGGCATTTTAATATGGATTTAGTATTTGATATAGAGACAGATGATTTACAGGCTACACTTGTACATTGTATTGTAGCTCAAGATGCAGACTCGGGTGAGATATTTAAATTCCCTCCTAACAAATTAGAAGAAGGATATAAGTTTCTCACTACAGCCGACAGACTAATTGGACATAACATTATTGGTTTTGATATTCCATTAGTGGAAAGGTTCGGTGGCGTTGACCTTAGTGGTAAAGAAGTTATTGATACTCTCGTTCTATCTAGATTATTTAATCCTGCTAGAGATGGTGGGCATAGCCTAGAGAGTTGGGGCTTTAGGCTTGGTCTTTCTAAGATTGATTTTACTGATTACTTAAACTACTCTAGTGAAATGCTAGAGTATTGTGTACGTGATGTAACTTTAAATACAATGGTATACAAAGCTTTACGCCATGAGTCAAAAGGGTTTAGTAAATCTTGCATTGAGATAGAACAATCAGTGGCTAAGATAATTAAGCAACAAGAAGTTAATGGTTTTAAGTTTGACATGAAGTCTGCTTTAACTTTATTAGCAGAGCTTAGAGAAAAGAAACAGATGATTGAAGACGAGGTACACAATACGTTTAAACCTAAGTGGGTAGATACTAAGTTAGTTACGCCTTACATTAGGACGACAGACGGTCAGCTATCTAAGCGTGGTCTTACCGATGATGAATATGCAAGGTGTTTAAACACTCTCAACCATGAGCCTTTTATGAGACAGACATTACAGGATTTTAATCTTGGTAGTCGTAAGCAGATAGGTGAGTACCTCATAGACTTTGGTTGGAAGCCTGATAGGTTTACACCTACAGGTCAACCTATTGTAGATGAGAAAACTTTATCAGAGGTTACTCATATTCACGAAGCAAAACTTATTGCAGACTTTCTTTTAATACAGAAACGTATTGCCCAAGTAGATTCTTGGGTTAGTTCTGTACGAGATGACGAACGAGTGCATGGGTTTGTTATACCTAACGGTGCTATCACTGGTAGAATGACACATAGAAATCCCAACATGGCTCAAGTACCTTCAGTGCATAGTCCTTATGGTAAAGAGTGTAGGTCTTGTTGGGTAGTGGATGAAGGCAATGTTTTACTAGGCGTTGATGCTAGTGGGTTAGAGCTAAGAATGTTAGCACACTACATGGACGATGACGAATATATTAAGGAGATATTAGATGGAGACATACACACAGCTAATCAAAAAGCTGCAAAACTTAAATCAAGAAATCAGGCAAAGACATTCATCTATGCACTCATGTACGGAGCAGGAGATGAGAAGCTTGGTAAAGTGGTCGAAGGAAATACAGCAGATGGTAAACGAGCTAGAGAATATTTCTTCGATAATAATCCTGCATTTAAATCTCTTAGAGATAGGGTTACGAGAGCATCAGCAAAAAAATACCTTAAAGGGTTAGATGGTAGGAAGCTCTACATTAGGAATACACATGCCGCACTCAACACTTTGCTTCAGGGAGCAGGTGCTATTGTTATGAAGAAAGCATTAGGTATATTAGATGACTTGCTTAGACTCAATACTATTGACTATAAGTTTGTTGCTAACATACACGATGAATGGCAGATAGAAGTTAAGGAATCTCAAGCTGAGTTTACTGGAGAACTTGCTGTTAAGAGTATCATACAAGCAGGAGAAGAATTTAATCTTCGTTGTCCTATGGATGGCGAATACAAAATAGGGAGGAACTGGAGTGAAACACATTAAAGCCTGTACTAAATGTGGTATAGTTAAAGAATATACAGAGGAATTTTTTTCTAAGAGAGAACATGGTAGACTTAGAGCTGACTGTAGAAAATGTTATAATAAATATTACAAAGATAATAATCATAAATATGCTAAGACTCATATGGTTTATGATGCAAAGGTAAGAGCTAACAGAAAAGAAATGGATTTTGATTTAACAAAAGAAGAATTACATTTCCCAGAAAAATGTCCGGTTCTTAATATTAAATTAATTCATGGTAGAGAAAACTGGAAAAATTCTCCCACAATAGATAGGATAGATAACTCTAAGGGATATGTATTAGATAATTGTATAGTTGTTTCAAACATTGCAAATACTATAAAAAATGCAGCAACTCCTGAACAAATATTAAAAGTTGGTAAGTTTTATAAAAAATTATATAAAGAAAAAGGAATAAAATATGAAACCAAATAAAGAAGATAGAAAAAAGTTTGACATTGACCTAGAGTATGGTACAATACGTGAAGATAAAATAGCAGAGATGCTAACAGGTAAAAAGATTGAGGTTAAATCTGAGAAAGATTTATGGCAAAAGTCCGGAAACATATGTATCGAATATGAATCATGGGGTAAGCCATCAGGTATCAGAGCAACCGAAGCTGACTACTGGTTTCATAATCTCTGTGTTGGTGATAATGAATTTTGTACTTTAGTTTTTAAGACTGATGTTTTAAAAACAATTGTAGAAAAATTAGATACATTTAAAACTGTATGTGGAGGAGACCACAAAGCAAGTAGAATGTATTTATTAAATTTACAAAAGTTATTTTCAACCGATGTAATAAAAGCATTTAAGGAAACAGAAAAAAATGAAAAAGAAAACAAAAACACTTGACACCTTGGTCGAAGACATCTATAATAAGATAGGTGTACTTGCTGATGGTGAGCACATGGAACTAGACGAAGCCACTATAGATAAGTTTGGTGAGTCTATGAAAGAAGTTCTTTACAACTGGTCACACCCTGCACCACGAGGTAACACTACCCTACGTATGTCTAATGTGGGCAGGAAAGAAAGACAGCTTTGGTACGACATGAAGACTGAAGGTACTCCAGAAAGGATGCCGCCTTCCCTATTTATTA